CATAAGTTCGTCAATGACCGTCCAAGCCTTCGCCGGGTCTTTCCCGGCTACCGCAAGCAAAAACTCGCTGTCCCCGTACTCGCCCACGGTAGCCGGTTCTGCGGTCACAGGGGCGGGAGCGCCGGAATAGTAACCCACAAACTTATCTCTGGCATTCTCCGCTCCCTGCATCTTGTCGCGTATCACATATAGGTTCGCCAGTTTGGCATAATTGGGATAGCTGGATTCTTCATATTCCAGCCGTGCTATTTCCTTTCGGATTTCGGCCTCATCCAGCATGTCTGTCCCTCCTTATGCCCGCTCGATCTGCTCCATGCAGCGGCGGATCGCGTCACGGGTTTTATCGTCATCCGCGTCGCGCATCATATCGTCCAGCTGCGCGCGCATATGCTCGCGGGCATCAGCGCGGGTATAGCGGCCCATTGCGTCACGGCGGCGGCCACGGTAAGAGCTGCCCCGGCCGTAAGTACCGCGCATATCCGCCTCCCACTCGCTATCGCGGGAATAGCCGCCGTCTTCAGCCATCTCGATCTTGTAGGTATTCTTGATGGAGCTCGTCAGCTTCTGGATCGCGTCCAGATCTCCCGCAGACATTTCGCGCTTGGCGGCGATTTCGTCAAGCTCCTTGCAGAGCATTTCACGCAGGTTTCTCAAATCGTACATATTGCATCCTCCCTTCACGATACGCGCTCGACGATCATATTGCTATTTGCGAAACTGACCGCCTGCGCGCTGGTGTTCTTCGCCGCTACAGTCAGGCAGCAGCCGCGCGGGACTTCCACGAATGTGGGAACGAAGATGTTGAAATAGTTCTCAACAGCCGCAGGGGTTACGGTCGCTGTGGCGCTGCTCAGAGGTTCGCCGTTGATTGCGAGCGCAGCGGTAATGGCACCTACTGTTCCGCCTGTAGGGACGGCGATATTCGCGCCAAATGATACGCGGAACTTCGCCTTGCATTGCTGCGTAAGCCCGCGCAGCGTAACGAGCCCGCTGCCTTCGCGATGTACGATGCACGGCTTTCCACAAGCCGCCGTGGAGATCAGAGGGACGTTCTGCCCAGCGGTGACAGTTTGAATCCCGGATGATGTAAATTCAGCCATAAAATCATTCCTTTCATAAAAATACAGCGGCAGGGCTATTGCCCCGCCGCGTTGTTGTTAGTATCGGCACGGGGCCGACCATTTTCGTGAGGTCACGAAAAAGCTATGCTATGCAGTTGTCAGCAGCCACAACCCTGATTGCAGCCACAGCCGCCGTAACCGCTGCCTGCCCACGGGTTACAAGTAATGTAGGCAGGCGAAGGGCACGGACGCAGCTGCGAGATCAGATAGTTGTTCTGCGCGGCCTGAGATGCCGCCAGCTTCAGATTCTGATTCTCGGTCTGGAGGTCGGACAGCTTGCTTTGCGTCAGGAAGTCGAGGATGGCGCGGCTGTTCTGGTTGTTCGCGTCAATGATGTCGCGCGTGGCGTTCTGCACGGTGTTGCGCGTGTCGCACGCCTGCGTCGCCATGTCGTAGCGCACCTGGGCGATAGCTGCACGGTTTTCGCAGCAGCAATCTGCGGCCTGCATCTGCATGGCGTTGAGCTGCTGCATGAGAGCTGCCTGCTGGTTGCAGCGGGAAAGCTCGGCATTCTGGAAACCGCTGTTCATGTTCTGATTGACGCCCGCAAAGCCGTTCAGCAGCGTAGTGTTCATGGAGTAGAAGCCATCGCAGATGCCCTGCTGCGTAATGTCGCTTTTACGTTCGATCGTCGATGCTGCGCTGTCGATCTGGCGCTGAAGAGTGGCAAAATCGCTTGCAAGGACGTAATTGTCAGCAGCACCGCTGTTGCCGTTGTTTCCCCAGCCGTTGTTTCCCCAGCCGCAGAAAACAAACAGGAAAAGAATGATGATCCACCACGCGCCATCGCCACCGAAGCCGCCAAAGCCGCTGTTCATCATGCCGGTTGGCGCAACAGGCATAGTGGCCTGAACGCCGCCGTCAGAAAGAGACATAGTATCACTCCTTTGAAAAATTTTTATTCATCAAATCGTGGCCACGATGTTGATTTATGTTGATGATTACTGCATCAGGCTTTGAAACTGCTTCGCCATCTGCTGTAGCTGATTGAGCTGCTGCTGGTTTAGCCTACCACTCTGCAAGAGCTTTTCGACCTCGGCTTTGGGGTCTCCCTTGAAATTCGATTTGAACTGGTTAAACTGCTGCACCATCTGGGCAAAGTTTCCCATAGGGCCCTGCCCGCCGCCCAGCGCGGCCATAAACGGATTACTCATCGTCTTCGTCCTCCTCGGCCTTGCGTTTCTTTTTACCCTTTATTTCGCCCACAAGCGCCGCCAGCGCGTCAAACTCTTTGCGGGTGACAAATTCCACGCTCTTTCCCTGCGGAGCTGTACGGGGCGTTTCTGCGCGCTCTACAAGGTCGTAAATCTTGAGCGTCGGCTTCCCACTTGCATCCGCCTGCTTGAGATACACAGTCGGCGCGGTAGAATCCCACAGCGCCACAGCGGAGTTGGGCGCGATGAGATAACCCCTTGCCTCCTGCTCGCCGCTTACCCACTGCACGCCGCTCTGCGCGATGGGGTTCTGTTGCACTTGCTGCGACATAGGCTGCTGCATGGGCTGCATCTGTGGCTGCTGCATCTGCCGCATCTGCATGAGGTTATCCGGCATCGGCTGCGGATAATAGGGATTGAAATAGGGATATGCCATGTTCATTCCTCCGTTTCTTTTACCCAGTAATAAAGCGGGATTTCGCTCTCGCTATTCCAGCTGTCATAGATCGTCCCATCCTGCACGCACACTACATGCCCAGAGAGGGCGAGAATATACGTCCCGCGCGGGTGCTCATCGGCAAACCTGCCGACCGTATAGCAGTCCGGGCATGTGTTCGGCACAACGTTCCGGGTAAATCCCTGCTGCCGGAGGTACGCACCCCAGACACTGTTCGCACTCGGAAGATCGCCCAAGATTAGGCCTTGCAAGCACAGCCCGATATATGTTTCATCCCAGCTATTTCCCGTCGCCTTTGCGATTGCTCGAACGGTGCAGTCACCGACCTGCCGCCCGGTGGGGTTTGGATTGAAATAAGAAAAGCCCATACCGAACACTCCTTTGATGTGTCCAGTATGGGCTTTTTTTCGATTCCTTGTGCCTCAGTTGTGCATCAGACCGGCATCACTTTTGTTCAGCTCGGGAGATTCCCGGACGCGGCCTTCATTCTGGCCATGATTTCCGGCAATCGCCGCTGCACGGTGGCCCTGCCGAGATACAGTTCTGTCGCAACATCGACCTGCGGGAGCTTATCCACGAAATAGAGCTGCGCGATCTGCGCGTTCTCGCGGCCGAGATTTGCCTGATAGATCACGGTTTCCATGTCCTTCCGCGTCAGGCCGCCCAGCTCCGGCGGCAGCTTGGCGCGCGCCTGCGGTGCCATAGGCCCGCCCCCCTTACTTCATGGCTGCAGCCAGTTTTTTCAGTAGATCGTCGCCGTACTTATAATCGGAGAGATACTTGATGGTGTTGTCCGCGAGACCGGCCTTTGCCTTAATGGTCTTCTTGGCGTCCTCGACGGTCTTGTCAACCGTTTCGGTGTCGTAGTCGACCCACGGCAGTTTCCCGTGTTTCTGCCACTTGCGGCTGTTGTAGCCGCCTTTGAGGCCGATGTTGCCAACACACGTGATCTGCACGCCGTCTTCCCAGATGGGCGTGCACTCAACGGCAAGACCGTCGCCGATGTACAGGCCCCAATGCCCGGGCATCCACAGGCCCTCGCCCGGCACGAGCTTATCCCAGCCGGTGGACGATACGTCCTTGCACTTGGCGATCATGCCGTCGGCAGAGACGTCCGGGACGACGTTTCCGGCATAGCGCGCGCCGCCGTGGTAAGCATTCTTGTTGCCGTTCCAGCCCCAGAGAATGCCCTTTGTCAGGTTCACGCAGTCAAAGCCGAAGTAGCCCTTTCCGATGAGGCCGCGGTATCTGGCCTGCTTCGCTGCAGTGTACCAGTCCGGATACTGTTTTGCTTTCTCGGCGATGATGCCCTCACTCACCGGAGAGCCGAAGCAGCCCCACATGTACACGGTCTTGTAGTTCTTCGCGACGTCGATGTGCTTTTTGACGAGTTCAGACGCTTTCATGACACTCATTTCTGTGCATCCTCCTTCGTGCTGCCGCCCTCGATGGCGTCCTGCACCTTCTGGCTCTGCGTGCCGAAGTAGAAAGTGATGACCGTCAGGAAGATGGTCAGGAAGTCCTTGCCGGAGATATCGCCCCGCAGGGCGAGGACGGCGAAGATGATGGTCAGGCCAAGTGTAACGATGGATTTGACGCTCAGGAGATTCCCGAGCCGCTTGATGATGTTTTCCATATGTACCCCTTTCGTGGTTCCGGTTATTCGTCTTTGTCCTTTTTTGCGAAGACCCGCTTGAACGCGAGCAGAAGCAGCTCACCGCCGAATGCCGCGGCGGTGAACGTCAGCACGGCGGAAAGATCGATATCCAGTTGAAGCAGGACCGCAATTGTCTCGAGCAGCACCGCCCACACGAGCGTGAGGGTCAGCACGCGGATGCAGTAGAACACGATGGTCTTGGACATTTCGCCTTTTGTCCAGCGGAGTTTGAATCTCACAGCTTCACTTCCTTTCGCACTGCGCTTCCAGCTGATGCAGGAATTGCTTGACGTCCCCGTTTCCTCCCAGATCTACGTATTTTTTGCCCGCGATCAATCGCTCCGACATTGGCATTTCCTCTGACATGATCGTCAGGCGCAGGATAGACAGGTATTGCTCATCCTGGTGCTTCTGCATCTTATCGAGCTTTTTGTCGATCTCGGCCAGATGGTCGCCCTGGGAGTCTGCCTGTGTTTTCTTCTTCTGCGCTGCGCCGACGATGGCCTGAATGACCGTCGTCAGCGCGGACGAGCCGAGGACGGCGCAGATGATCGTGATGGTTCCAGCATCCATGTTTTTACCTCTTTTATGTATTTCCCGGCGGTCAGTCGTTGGCCATTTTGATGTAGGTAACTGTGTCGTCGGAATAGCTGACGTTCGGCAGCGTATCGCCGCCGAGCTGGTTATAAAGCTCCGGGTATTCCGTCTGCGAGAAGGCCGAGCCGTCGCAGGCGTGCCACGGGGCGGCCAGCTCCCGCACGGTGACGAGTAGATCGCCGATCTTGTATTGCGGCGTGGAGAGATTGTCCAGCGCGTCGTTGATGGTCGGGTCGGCCGGAGCGTCGTCCGCCGTCCAGAGGAGGGCGGCAGTTTCGTCGGTCAGCAGATTCGCCTTGACGAGCAGCGTTTCCTCGGCCAGCGGTTCGTCCTCCAGCCGGAGCCAGACCTGCCGCAGCAGATTCCCCGCCGCGTCATAGGCCCCGTAGCAGACCGCGCCGTTCGCCAGATCGTTCGTCCCTTTTCTGTCCCGCATGGCTCATTCCTCCACGGCCTTGATGTAGGCATGACTGCGGCTATCCGGAGTGATCGTTGGGATTTTCTTAGCATCATAAGTAAAATCTCTGTAGATGTTGACGCTAGAGGCTCCTTGCGATTTTAATGCACCAACGATTAAGCCAGAACCGTTACCTGCAAAAGTATTAACATCTGTCGGTGCATCAATGGATAAAAATCCTTGAGTCAGATCGTCTGTGTACAGTAATTTAGGAGCACTGTCAGCCTCCTGTACAACTGTTCGCGTAGATAGTACAGCAATTCCACCAATAATTTTTACCCAATCACGCTGGGGGCTCACGTTCGGCTTGGTAGTAAGGGACGCTGTCTTGAACGTTTTACCCCCATCAACTGAGTACACATAATTGCGTGGCGCTGTACCCTTTCCGAGAGCTAGAATTAAATTTCCTTCAACTGCAATACCGATGTAGTCGCCTTGCTCAGAGTATATCACCTGCCAGGAGTTATAGTCGTCTGGAGTACGCGTTCGAGCTAACTGATTGGCACTCGAATATTTGTGTGTGCCCTTTGCGCCGTAGAAGTAACCATCAGCCTCGTTATATGCAATATTTTCTACAGTGTTTGAATCAGAGCCCGAAGATGTTCCACCTCCGAAATCGCTTGTCTGCCATGCTGGAGGAAATAAGCTTAAAGACGAGGTCATACCGTACTGCTCTTTCTCTACCAGATAGTATTTCGTGCCATCTGTGATAATGTCCTCAGCACTATCGCCAGGTACAAATGAATCTATCTCCTGTTGTACCTCACCTCCGATGGTCCACGGTCCAGCAGGCTGGCTCGCATAGTAGATATAGCCTGTGTAGTGCGCACGAATACCGCTACTGTATGGAACATACTTAATAGCGATGCATACGTATTTATTCTCATAGTAGTGTACAGGCGTAAGTTGATGCACATTATTCGCAACAGATATCTTATGCCACGAATTCATGTCATCACTCGAGTACCACATTTTAGCAGTATAGAACTCCTTCTGACTTACGTACTGCACTCTTGTTCGAAACCAAGTACTATTTGCGTACGAAATAATATCTCCCGCAGCGTCAGGCTTGCTATTAGTGTCCACAACCTGTGTGTCCCAGTTGCCTTGACTTGCAGTCACACGCAAAATGCTGAACAGCTCAGGGTAATCAGCTTGCGAAATGTAGCGTCCATCACAGGGCAACCACGCGGAAGACGGTGCTTCACGGGACGTCAGCTCGATATCGCCGATGAGGTGCATACCCTTCGATAGCTTTTCAAATGCCTGGTTGACAGTTGGGTCCTCCGGTTTGTTGCTGCCGGGCCAGAGCTTCGAAGCTGTGGCGTCCGAGAGAAGATTTGCCTTGCTGAGAGGCGTTCCCTCGACGGTCGGCGCGTCCTCGCGCCGGAGATATTCATAGTGGTCGAGCGTGCCATCCGCGCGGTAGATGCCATAGCGGATGGCCCCGTTCGCCAGTACCTGTGTCGGTTGTCTGTCTGTCATAGTAATCCTCCCGCGGCGCACTCCGCCGCGCCGGTGTAGCGAAACGCATTTATCACATTGTCGACCAGCGTCTCGCAGATGGTCAGGATGCGTTCGATATCGTTTGCGCCCGCATACGTCAGCAACGCGATCTCCGGCACATCCGGGGCATTTGCGGGGTAGGTGAGCGCGGCGCGGACGTCGCCGATCTGGTCGTGGTATGCGCTGCCCTGTGCGGCTGTTATAACGTCCGTCATAGCCCAATCTGTCTTCGCCTGCCACGTGATATCCCTGCCGCAGACGCCGGTCAGGCGGTCGCGGAGGTAGTTCAGCGCCGTCCCGACGCGGTTGAGGTCAACGGCGTTGTATGCGCCCTTCATCCCCGCCAGCCACTCCGCCAGCTCCGCCGCCGTCATGCCCGCGTAGCCCTTCACGGCCAACTCGTGCACGCGTGCGACGTCCGCTGCCGTTCGGTCGGTGATTAGGGTGTCAATAATCGTACTCATAGAAGCTCCTTAACGCCCGTCGGCTCAATATTAGAAACTCTTAGAGAGTTATCTACTAGGTATGATTAAACTGTAACAAAATCGTTGCTCGACCAATCCGCAACTGCGCCTACCGCGCCCATCCAGACCTTAATCTCTCCGTTGTGCGTGTAGTAAGCGTTCTGGATGAGGGCCATGCCAGAAGCCCACACGATGGGGTTGTCTACCGTGCCGGCTTTGACTTCCTGCTCGACGTACTCCCGGCGCACGGGAACGTCGTTGACGAAGAAGTTCTTCCAGTCAAAGCCCAGCTTGTCCGACTGGGTTACAGTCGTGGTGATGCCGCCTGCGGCCTGCACGAGCTTGCCATCCGTAATTGCTTTCTTTACCTGTGCCAGTTTAGCCTCTGTCATATGCCGCCTCCAGTTCCGCCAGCACGTCGCTGGCCGTTTTTTTGCCCATCTTCGCCGTGATGGTGCCGTCGCGGTTGTCGGTGATGGGGCCGGCAAGGGTAAAGTCCGCGTAGTCGTCCATGTAGCGGTCCTCGGCGGTCTCGGTCGTCGACTTGACGGTTCCGTCCTCGTTCATCTGGACGTTGCCCTCTGCGTCCAGCACAGGGACGGCCGTGGTGTAGCGGTGGATCATGCCCCAGACGGCGCCGTCGCAGAACAGCGCCAGCGGGTCTGCAACCGCGCTCTTGTCGATGGTGACGGCGCGGCTCTCGCGCCCGCCCCAGTCGGCGTCGCGCATGCGGCCGGCGGCCGGCCGCGTCTCGATCTCCTGCCCTCCGATTGTGATGTACCAGGTGTCCATAAGTTCCTCCTGTCTATTGCTGCACGGCATTGGCCTGCAGCCATGCTAATAGTGCTCCTGTTGGCATTTCAGCGAAAGTCACTGTCCGGAATGCCTCTTGCGTCCAGCTCCCGTTGAAATATGCGTACCAAATATCGCCTGGCCCGTAAGAGTAAACAATGCTTGGCCGAGAGCCTGCAGTGATCATGAAGTAGTCAAATTTTTTCCCGTTTGATGTAAAATCAATGGCTTGCTCAAAAACCATTATTTTTGGGGACTCATTTATGATCCACGTCAGCCCGTCGCTGAACTTGACCTCATACGCTGTCCCATCCACCAGCGTTCGACCCCCCCCGATTTGGTAACTTGTACCAGCAATCAGGTCAGTGCCGCCTTTGATGGCGTAGGACGTGCCGTCTTTCAAAATGTGGTGTGTGCCCATGTGGGTCCTCCTTTATGCTGCAAGGGTGTAGGTGCCGTCGGGGTTTTGGATCACGGGGAAGGTCGAGGGGATGGTGAAGGCGGGGCGGACGCCGTAACTGTCGTTGCAAGGCATATAAGTCGAATGGCCGCTAGGCATTATAACGTACACGCCGTTCCGTGTCCAGGTGGCCGGTGTACGCGTCCACTGTCCAACACTATTTCCGCCGTAGTAAGCAGTGGAAAGTAGTTTTCTCACAGCACTGTCCAGTGGTTCTCCGTCAGTATCAGCATAATCGCTGTAGCCAAACTCTGCTGTCGACAGCAGGAACACTGCACGGGTCGTGACTGCTTTCTTGTTGCTTCCGTCATAGTAGTAGATTTTTGTCGTGCCGGCCGCAGACTGGACGTCCAATGTCAGCAGCTTGATCCAGGTTCCGTTGAGCCATGTGTCTATCGAGCTCCCGGCGAAAATCTTGCTACTGCTGTCAAAAATACGCTTGTCATAGCAATCCTTCCTCACCAGAAGTGTCCGCCCTGCGCCGTTCAGTCCGCTTTCGTAGTCGTGCTTGCAGACGTAGAACGGCACGGGGCTGCCGTTTTCGTTCAGCATGAGGATATCGCCGAGCGCGACGGTGGAAAGCGGGATGCCGATGGAAAACGGGATATCGTACCCGGTGCCGTTCACCAGCACCCGGCCTTTCTTCTTCGCGTAGCCCGTGCCCCCGATCAGCTCCCGCCCGCCGGATACGTCGTACCCCGTGCCGGAGATCAATGTCTTGTGCGCCATGGGGCCTCCTCACTCATATTGCCAGTTGATGGCGTAGTTCTCGGTCGGCGTGGTCTCCGCGGAGACCAGCGTCTGTTTGGTGATGTTGCCGGTCTTCATATAGTCCGTGCCCGCCACGGCCACGGCCCACGCCGTCGGCTTTCCGCTGGCGTCCACCGCCTTGACCTTGATCAGGTCCCCGACGGCCGCGCCGGAGGCGAGAATCACATCTTGCTTTCCGTTCCACGCGTCTTTGTTGCTGCGCACGTCGGCGATAGCCTCGTCGATCTGCGCGCCGGTAAACTGGCTGTTGTAAGCCATACGATCACTCCTTCATACACAGAAAATCCTCGCCGTCCGCGGTCTTCAGCGCCTGCGACTCTCCCAGCGGGATAAAGCCGTAGTTGTCGTTCCAGCTGCCGTCCGCGCTTTGCGCGAACAACGAAATGCGGTATTCCCCATCACCGGAAAGCAGAAAATCGTCGTAAACCTCAAAGGTGCGCTGCGTGCCCGCCGGGGTCTGGGAGAAGGACGCGATCAAAGCGCCCTTCCCGCGGCCCCAATCCTCGCCGGACTTCGTCGCGCGGCACTCGAAGGCCGTGTAGGCGATGTCCGACGAGAAGGAAACGGTGATCGAGTCGAACCCCGAGACCGCCGAGATCTTGTTGCCCGTGATGGAGAATGTCAGCTGCGGCGCGGCCATCAGGCGGCACTCCAGGTCCCGGCGGCGTTCTTGACGAAGACCTTGACGATCTTCGTGCCGTCGCCGGAAGACGCTGCCTCGAGGTCCGCGCCCTTGACAGTGACGTTGATGGCGGTGTTCTTCTTGTAGCCTCCCTCCGTGCCGCTGACGTTGGTGGAGCCGCCCGTCGTCGGGATCTGCGTGCCCGCCGTGTGCAGGCTGCTCGTCGCCGGAACGACGCGAATGGTGTATTCCTCAAAGTCCACGTCGCAGACGAAGGAGAACGCCGCTGCATCGTAGCCCGTGACCTTCGAGATCCTGCTCTTGTCGGGGCCGGTGATGGTCACGGCAGGAATCGACGTGTTGAGCGTGATCGTGTCGCTGACTGCGGCCGTTTCGTTGCCGACGTCGTCGCGCATCTTGACATAGATCGTCTTGAGGCCGTCGCCGTCGGGCAGCGTGATGGATTTTTTCGCGGTGAATGTCTCCCACGACGCTTCCGCCTCGGTCCCCGCCGTCTTCGTGCCCCAGATCTTCATCTGGTATCCCGTCGTTGTCTCGTCGGAGACAGAGATCTTCGCCGTGACGGTCGCGCTGGTCGCGTACTGTGCACCGTCGTTCAGGATCAGCGATAGGCCGGCAGGTGCCAGCGTATCAAGTGTCAGATTGAAAAAACTTGCCATCTGGATTTATCCCCTTTCTTCGCTTGTGAGTTCAATGTACAAAAATCCGCCCGGTCTTTCGTAGATGGTTTTCGTGCCCAGGTGGGCGGATTTGATGCCCATGGAGCCGATGAACAGCTCCAGAATGCGTTTGAGTCCAACTGCCAGCATGTTATCCCTCCAACAGATACAGTGTCCGCGCGTCCTTTTTGTCCAGCGCGTCATATTCGGATTTTGTCATCACGAGGATCGCGTCGATCTGTGCCGACTGGATGCCCCCGCCACCAGAGCCGCCGCCAGCACGCACGGAAACGTTAAAGGAAACGTCGATCGGATCGCGGTTCTTGAGTCCAAATTCAATGCCGCCCATCACAACACCGCCTTTGAAAGCGCGTGCGCAACGTCGATCTGCTTGATCTCCGAGCCAATCACGTCACCGCTCTTGAATTTCACGCGCACCTGCATCTGGCAGAGCTTCGGGAGCCGAAAGGTCTCCTGCTGGGTGAGGGGAAACAGAAACTTTCCGTCCTCGTATCCGATCTCTCCCGGATAGCTCTTTTGCAGGTAAAGCAGAGAAATTTCCACCTTTTCAACGCTTGCAACGTCCAGCGGCTGCCCTTTATTCTTGATGGTAACACTAAGGTTATACGAATCTCCCTGTACCAAATGCCGCACCTCCGTTCTATGTGCCGATAATCTTGCATTCTGCCGCCGCGATTCCGCTGAGGAGAATACTCATGCTGGTGATCGTGCCGGTGATCGTGCTGCCCCACGGCGTCGTCGTTTTGACGTAATCGCCAGGAGTCTCGCCGTCCATGACGATCCGCACGCTGTGGGTCTGACGACGCATGTAATAGTCGTAGACGTGCTGGGCGACCGCGGCGACGTTGCTGCTGCTGACCAGCGTGGCGTCCCTGACCTCAACGACGTTTGGCTTCGTCGTGGCCGTGACCTTCGGATTGGCCTTCGTCGTGACGGTGGTCGTGTGGTAATACGTCGTGCCGTCGACCTCCACGCTGTCGCCGCTGCCGGTCGTTTTGTACGCATGCGCCGTCACACGCACCTCCGTCACCGGGGAAGACGTTTCTACGCTGCCGCCGGTATAGAGCCGGTCAAGCGGGATCTCCGCCGCCTCGTCCGACGCGAGCTTTCGCACCTTGATTCCGCGCGTCCCGCTGGTGTCGATGGTGGCGCAGATGGCAAATGCGATCTGCTGCAGCGCCTCGCGCTTCGTGCAGTCCGGGATGTAGCCCGTGACCTTTGCGTCATCCAGCGAAGAGTCGTATTCCAGCGTAAAGTGCCCGGCGAGGATCGTCTGGATCAGCGTCTTCGCAGACGCGTCGGAATAGATCGCAGCCGCGAACGGCTCGCTGTCCATGACGCCGAGGGCGTCGATGCAGGAAATATCATAGACGCTCACGCTTTTCCGGGAGGACGATTCGATATAAAACACGCCGATCAGGTGGTCTGAGTCATACGCGCTGACGGGCTGCTTCTGCTGGAAGACGTAGTCGATATCGTCCGCGCTGTCCAGCGAGAAGTCGAGCGTGTTGATCTCCAGATCGTCAGAAATGATGTTCATGCCCTCCGTGACCCGGACGGAGCGCAGCTCTCCCCGCTCGAACTCCCGGACGATTCCGAAGAAGATCTGCGAGATCTTCGCGTAGTGATTCGGCAGGTGGGTCTTATTGATCTGCACAACGAGCTTGTTGTACAAGTCGACCTGTTGCTCGCAGAAATACTTGTACGAGTTCGGCGCGAAGGTTCTGGTCGCAAGCTGTTCTTCGCCGTTGTACCACGTCAGGACGATCTCACTGCAATAGTCGCCCTCCGAGCCGTCGAAGTAGAAGAAAATGCCCGGGGACGAGAACTGGCCGTTTAGGGAAATCGTGATCGTCGGCGCTGCATCGAAGGTACAGTCGTCTTTGCTCTGCTCCGCAGACCAGAACGCGGCCCGTTTGCTCCCGAGCAGGCCGCGCGTCCCGTCTAGGACCCACTGGTTCTGCTCGCAGGACGCCAGCAGCCCGGCGTCCGTGCCGTAGGGGAGCAGGGCAGGGTTCGCAAAGTCTTTCTTCGCCGTCGTCGTTACCGTCGACGCATCTGCTGCGCCGACCGCGACGTCTTCATATACCACTCTTACGCTCATGCCGGGGTCCTCTTCGGTTTCATGGCAACGAAATTGACGGTCAGGTTCTGCCAGCTGTTTTTCCCGGCATAGCTGGACGCCAGCTCGTCGTCGCCATTTGCAACATACGCGTCGAACGTCATGGTCGTCTGCGCATAGGGGACTGTCAGTACGTGGCTGTCTGCCGGTGCGGAGATCGTTTCATAAAACTCGTCGTATTCCTCGGGGTTCGATGTCACTGAATCAATTTCCAGGCTGTAATTGTAATAGGTGCCGATGATGTCGCGCGTCATTGCGCCGGTCATCACGCGCCCGGCATTGTCGCCGTCGAGCACGGAAAACGAACGTTTCAGACTCACGACGTGCAGATTCGGATACGCTTTCCCATCAAGACTCAATACGCTTGTCATGTTCTTACCCCCGCCAAACGAACGCCAACACGCTGCGTCTCGTCGTTGTTCGCCTGATATACCGCGCGGGCAAACTCGCGCTTATCGACCTGCATCACGACTGTAATGCTCCGGCCTCCCATTCCGCCCGTTTCATTCATGGCCTGTTTGAACGCCTGCACCATCGTAGCAAGCGGCGTCTCAATATTTGTCCCGCTCTTCTGGTCGCCGAGAACGGCGAGAAATTCGCGGTTCGGTGGAATGACTGCGCCCTGCGCGAGACGAGGAAGCGCAACGTTGCTCACTAGGGGAATGCTAATTCCGAAAGACCTACCGCCAATTAGAGGAACCCAATCAGGGACCTCGAAATGAATGGTATTCAGCGCGGAGATTAGGAGGTTTATACCGTTGATGATAAAGTTTATCGCATATTCAACAGCGGTAATGATTCCATTCCAGATTCCCTTGAATATATCCTTTACTCCTTCCCACGCCTTTGTCCAGTCTCCGGTAAAAACGCCGCTGATAAACTCGATGATTCCACTTAGCCACTGCTTTATACTGTTGAATAGGCCGGATATAAAGGTTCCGTATGTCTGGAAAATCGCCGCGAGCATGGGGCTTTTTGATTGTAGCCATGTAATGAACATATCCCATGCATATTTGATGGAGTTTATGATGGCATTCCACGTCTGCTTAAGCCCTTCCCAAATTTGTTTCGCGCCTTCTGCAGCAAGCTTTAAGTCTCCCGTAAACACACCCTTGAAGAATTTTCCGAAGCCGTCTATGATATTTTTCAGGCCTTCGATTAGTTCTTCGCCATGTCCGGTAAAGGAAACAAGTGCAACCAGAGCGGCGGCAAATCCCGCAATCAGGAGTGGAATCCAGCTACCCGTCAGAAGCGAAATGCCGATACCGGCGGCAAGTAGCCCCGCGATGATCGTAAGCGTATTTACTAAATTGAAGCCATTTTCAATGACATCCTTGATTCCGACAACAAGCATAGCAAGACCGCCCACAACAAGCGCAATGCCTGCTGCTATCGGGCCAAATGCGATTGCAAGTCCGGCAGCAAGCGCGGCAAGCCCCGCAAGCATTCCGAGGAAATTTTGTAAATCAATTCCGTTCTTCCACGCGTCTAGCCAGAAATACACAAGTGCAAACGCACCAGCTGCTGCAAGAGCGATCCCGGCAATCTTGCTCAAATCGTTTGTAAACATGCTTGCAATTTTCCATGCGAGCAGCCCGGCTGCAATCGCACCTACTAGGCCGAGAATATCGTGGAGTTTATCCTCCGCCATGTCGAGGTTTGAGAAATCCGGCGCGATATCCGTAGACGCCGCCCCGCCTGCGCCGCCACCGCCTCCAGATGCCTGATTGCTGGTAATCTGGTTGATCTCGTCGAAGCTCGCCATGCTCTTGCTGGCGTCTTCAGCTGCGGAGCCTACCCCCTCGATTGCTTCTTTTTCCGCATTCAGCCCTTTTGCCGCTGCGACCTGCGCGCCCCAGCTTTTGCCGGACAGCATGCCGAAAAACTTTGCGATAGCTGTAACAACCTGTGTCAGAATGTCCACAAGCTTCACAAAAACGGGGATCACGACTTGAAGAATCGGCTGGGCCAGCGTCAAAAACGCCGCCTTAAGCCGCGCAACCGCTGCACGCGCCTCCTCATTCTGCATGATTGTTTTCCCGAGCCATGTCCGCAGGCTTTGCAGCGCTCTAGTAATCAGAGAGAATACAAGGACACGCTTAAAAAGCCCAGAAACACGCTTGCCGAACGTGTCCATGCTGTCGGAAACACTTTTTGCGGCATGCTCCATTCGTTCGGACGCTCCGCTTGCGCTCGTAATCTCTCGCGTAAGCTCTCCTGCGCGTGTCTTCGCCGCGTCCAGCGCGGAGGTCTGCTCCATTACCTTGTCCGTAATTTTTGCGTACTTTCCGTCCAGGCTCTCAACGATCTTGTCTTGCTCTTTCAGACGCGCTTCCTGTTCCTTAATCTGTGCAGCGACTTCGGATTGCCGACTATATGCAGAAATATACGCATCGGGAGATGCAGACACCTCGCCGGACGTGATCTTCCGAAGCCGCTCGGATTCAGCGCGCAACGATTTCAGCGCATTTTCTGCCTGTTTTGCGGATTCCTTTGCCGCGTCAAGCTGTGCCTTGATCCCGCTTTGCTCGCCACTGCTCTTTTTCAAATCGGTTTCCAGCTTGTCGATTCTCGCCGTAAGTTTATCAAGCTCCCGCTGTGCTTTTTTTGCATCAACTTCCGCCTGCACAACGATTTTCCCATCTGCCATTTTCTCACCACCTTATTTTGAGACGCCCCACGCTGCCAGAATATCCTTTTCTGCGTCTGTGTAATTCGTTTTCAAATCAATAATTTCACGGTTTCGCCTGTAGAACTCTCGTTCCTGCTTGTCAAGAGGCTTCCCGCGAGATTTCTTGTCCCGGATACTTACCACATGGGCGAACAGGCAGTCCCCAATTTCCTGATAATAGGACAAAAAAGTATACCAGTGCAGATATTCCAATGCACGGATTTCGCAGCCTGCAATTCTGTTGATGGGCGCGACAATCATCTCAAAGTCCTGCTCCCACGACATCAACGTCGGCTGCTTTTTTTGCTCCTTTTGGTCTTGCTCGTGGTCAATAAACCTGAAACATTTCCGCAGTGCTTCCTCATAATCTGAAAACGGAATATCGTCAAAGTCAGGGTAGAATATCTCAAGGGCGGCAATGGTGCGCTCCTCTTCCGTCAAATCTTTATCAGAAAGGGCGGCGAGGATATCCAGCACCGCTCTATAATCTGATTCAATCTGATATGTTTTGCCGTTTATCTCGGCTGACGTCGGGAGCGCGTAGATCAGCGCTTTCTTTTCGCCCATCTGTCCGTATACTGTTTTACTCTTGGGCTCAGTCTGGTTTTTTCGAGATCGAAACCAGCGTCCATCTCGTCGATGACAGCAAGCATAAGATTCGCCCATACCGGCAGACCATTTGCAAGCGCCATTACGTTTGTCCTGAACACTTCAGTACAAATCGGCTTTCCAAAAATTCCGTCGATTTTTTCGCGAATCTCCGCGTCGAACTGATCTGCCAAATCGAGAATTTTTTTCGGGTCCGTCTCGTTTTCGGCGCGTTTTGCGTATTCATGCTGCCTGGATTCCAACTCTTCGAACAGCGAAAACAGCTTTTTCGCGAATTCGCTGTCCGTAGGGTTGAACTCTACACTCACGCCGCCGTTAATTTGGAAGGACTGTACACCAGTATCAAATCTGATATCTGCCATTTATAGCCCCTCCTTACGCAGCAGAATCAGCCGTAAACGTAACTGCACCGTTGCTGCCGACCGCAGCCGTTCCGGTCGTGCGCGTACCGCCCAGCGTCACATCGAACGGCATGCCAACAAAACCGCCACCCTCACCGCCGAGGCTTGCGGGCTTGACCATTGTGCCGTCGTAACGCTCCGCGAAGACTGCTGTCTTGGCTGTGCCTGCGTAAAAATGAACGATAAGAACGTCCTGATTCGCCAGTGCTGCTGCGTCCTGGTCTTTGACAGCCAGGTTCCACAGCTTGACAAGCGCCGCGTCGCCTGCGTCCAGCTCGCACGGGTCAAAGCTCTGCGTGATGATGGGCTTCTTCATGGTGGTTCTTGTAGTGCCGAGAATATCCTTACTGGAATCCTCCTGCCAATCGTACTCCATGCTGGAATCCGTGACGCGTTTGCCGAACGGAGACCAGACAGGCGTAGACGCCTCGCCGGTATTCAGGTATGCGATCAGCAATTCGCGGTCAATGGTCTGGCCAGCAGTGGTGTTAAAGGTCATATCTGCCATAGTTAAATCACCTCATATTTCATCTTCATTAAAATTTGATGGTCTTCCCATCCGCCCTGGTACACGGCGAATACCGCTGCGCGGCTGACCGCTTCCATTCGGCGGACACGAACGCCATCTCCCAGAGACGGATAATTCTGCATCGCCCAATCCCCGAAGCGGTTCAGTACCGCATCAGCTTTCAGGCGCTTGTCGTTACTCCCGCCCGGCTTGATACGGGCTATGATTTTGAACTGGTATTCTGCCTCATGCCCACCGAGTAAGTACCTTCTTGTGATGTACGCGCCTTGAATCACGGACAGAGCCACGCTTGCAGAATCGGCGGCGAGAAACTCATAATTGATGGTCGCAGCTGGTAGATCGTCATCCGAAAACGAATTTACCCAAACCATCATTTTTCTGGATATGTCCTGTTCTTCCTCGGAAGAAACAAGCTTTTTTTCTTTTTCAGAGCCCATTTTTCACCGCCTTATCTGCAACTCGAATCCATTTGTCAAGATTCTCAGCCTTTGAAGCCTCGAACCAGTGCGATTGTGCCTGCGCGTGTCCGGATGTCGTGAACACAAGGTTTTTGTCTGTCAGAACCTTCGTTCCGCCTTTCGGCGCGTATGTGCTGCCCGTCTCCGGGTCAACCATGACTTTCCCGTAATACAAAAACCGTGCATACGGCCCCGGATAGATGATCGCATTGCCGTCCACCATTGTTCTCTGGTCGAGAGAGCCCGTCAGGAACGGCACATATGGGCTTGTGTCCTTCCGCACCTGCGTTGCAACAATATGCTCTGCTTTGGTGCAGGCCTGCGAGAGCTTTTCCTGCAGCGCGTCAAATCCGTCTGCCTTTACGCTGAATTTCAGCATTACGAGCCTCCGACCTGCCAGTGCTGCATAGAAGGACTGCCGAAGTCCTTCATGTCCACCTTTGTCACTTTGTACACATCATCGTACAGCATCTCGATCTGTTCTTCCGTCTTGTCCGGCTCGACTACTTCGCCCTTCACAAAGAAGGTTGTGCCGCCGTTACCGTCCGTAGATAGCGTCCAGATTTTGCTTTTATCAGTTGCGCGCCAGAACTCCTGCGGACCGACGTAGCGCTTCTCCGCATCTGTCACGCCGTCTACAGCAGCCGCAGAAAACGGAATGTACAGATTCACCGCATCTGCTCCTTCAAGCCCGCTCGCGCGGACGTTAGCCGCTTTTGACGCTTGGAGCATTACACCGCGAATTACAGTGATATGAATTTTTTGCGTATCTTTGAACGTTTCCGGATCCTGCTCCTGCGTGACGTTGTAGATTGTTACAGTGTGGGGAGCGTACATGCTAAACACCTGCCTCTGTAAAGAAGCCCGGTATGGGCCAGATATTCACGCGCTACGCTTGCAAGTGCGTTCTTCGCCTCCGAAGCCGCTTTCAATGCAGCTACGGAAGAATCGCCGCCGCTGCGAAGCGTCCGGGAATAGCCGCCTACAGTCTCGCTCTGCAATTCTCCTTCGTCAGATGCAAGCCCGGCGGACACATTCTTTCTGGCAAGCTCCTGTGCTGTGTCGATCAGCATATATTGGTCGACTAATGCACAGCAGCACATTTTTACAGCATCCAGCTCCGCAAAATTCTTTACTCGGTTTTGCGTGTAGTAGTCGAGGAAGGAACTGGCGCGTGTCGCCAATCTGCAAAAACTATCCGCGTCTACAGTTCCCATGTAAGTGCCGCAGTAGTATTCATAATCAGCGTAGATCATCACTCCACCCCTTCCAGAACAGCCAGAATTTCAGCCTTTTTCATGGAACTGTTGACCCCTTCCACCCCGTTTTCCTCAGCATAATCAAGAAGCTGCGCTTTCGTCATGCCGGAAAACGTGGGCGGTTCAGAGGCAGGCGCTCTCAACAGTTCATTTAACCCCCCGACGAGATCGTGCCGACTACGATGCCGTCCATGCGCTCTGCAAACAGCGCCATACCGTTGATAACGGTATCGGAAGCGGTCATGTTGGTGTAGTCCGGCTCCTCATGGATGCCGATATAGCCGGTTGCGTCGGTGGTGAAGTCAAACACTTCGCCAAGATCTGCGCCGTTCACGGGGATATAATACAGAACAATGTTGTCCTTCGCCGTAGCGTAGATCTTGCCCTTCGGAACACTGGAATTGAAGATTACAGTGCCAAGACCGAGGAAATTCTCCACGTAGGTCATTCCGAAAGCGGTCTGCAAGGTAATGTTCGCCGTTGCGAGGTAGTCTGCCACATCCAGAGGGTTCAGGAAATAAACCGCACCGATCTCGTCGTCCTCGAACAGAACCTGCAACTGCCCCCACGCCTGCGCAAGGGTAGCCTGGAAGGTCGCGCCCGTTGCCGTTCCTGTGCCGGTGGCGAGGAACGTAAAAAAGTCCTTCCGGATGCCCTTCTGCACGTCCTTGAGCATTTCGTCTGTGGTCATTTCCACCGCCTGATCGTAGCCACGGTCAGTGATAGCCTCCGCAGACGTTGCCTTTCTCCACTTCTTGAGCGTGATCTCCTGATAGTTCACGGGCTCCGTTTTGTACTTGCTCAGGGGAATGGTTTCACCTTCCGCCACAGCACCATCTTCCAGCGTGCCGGTAGCCTTGTAGCTCTTGAGCACGGTGCCAGCCTGCTTTGCGATTTTGCGGGTAACGCCAAGAGCCTCCATCAGCTTCTTGATGGAATAGCCGAACATTTCGGTAAATTCGATCTCGCGAACTCGCGCAAGATCAGCTTTTTTAATCAGCTTAGGATCAACAGCCATTTTTATTCTTCCTTTCTAAACAAATCCATATTTGCGGCGATTGCAGCGCGCCGCTCCGCTCTGTCAGTGATTTGCATGATCTCGTCTTTCGTCATCGCCTTGCCGCCGTCGCTGAGCCGTGCGCCCATGTCCACACGGACAGAAGGTTTGGAGACAAGCCCCTTGTAAGTTCCTTCGATAAGTGCATCAAGGCTCTTTGTGTCCTTGATTTTCTCACCGTCCATCTCCAATGCGGTCATTTCCTCACCGCAGCCGCGCATGGCAAGATCGAGATTTGCGCCTGTGATATTTTTGCTCTCAAAGTAAGCCCGAACAGCCTTTTCCTTTGCCGCCTTGCTTTCCTTTGCTGTAATGCCGGATTTATAAGCCTCGAAGTCCGAGTGTTCCTTTTCGTACTTCTCCTTATATCCGCCATCGCCCGCCGCCTTGAGGTCGTCCAACTGCTTTTGAACGTCGGGCAGTTTCTCCGCATCAGACTTGTACTTGCTGACATCAGCCTTCAAGCCGTCTACGGTATCGGTATGTGCTTCAATGATGGTGTCCACCTGTTCGTCGGTGAGTCCCATGCCTTTCAGTAATTTTCTGGTCAATGCCATTTCTATCTTCCTTTCCTTTGTCCGCAGTTCATCGCGGCGATAGATTGTATAAAAACCGCAGTGCTTCGCGGGTTTTACCTGTAAATTATTTGTAGAAAACTTTTGTCCTTTCTGGTTGCTCCGGCAATCCTGCCGCCTTGCTGAACCTGCTATATTCTGCGTTTAGCCGCCGAAGCTTTATGTTCGCGGCGGTCACGTCCTCGGAAAGCCCAGCTTCTTTGTATGCGTTTCTAAGCTTCTTCTGCGCGCGGATTTGCCGCTCTATGCGGCGTTGCATCTGCGTCGCTTCATAGGCTGTGTAAGTCTTTCCGTCAAACGTGCAGCCAAGACCATCGTCGATATGCTCAAGCTGTTCATCGGTGTAAGTCCGCTCCGAAACTCCCGGAACATATGGGTATTTGTGATGCCGACAGTTTGCTCCTGTCAGACCGTCAACATATCCGTAACCGGTCGTTTCCACAAGGTCATCGTAAAGCCCCAGCGGGTCAGGTTCGCCGCTTTCGCTCTGGTAATAGACTTTCCCTTGCCAGTCTTTGTGGCTTGACCACGGCGACGTACCCGGCTTGTCACGCGCCCCAGAGTGCGCAGACACTTCAAAGTATCTCGTCTCAAGGTACTCTGCGCTTTGGTTCGTGTACTGGTCGCAGATCTGATTCACGCCGGTCATGACAGCTCTCCGAACAGCAACGTCGATGTGGTCGACGTGTCCGCTTTCGTAGTTCACGACTTTCAGACCACCCGCAAGCTGCTGCACCGACGATTTGATAGCCTGATTGTAGCTGATAGCGCCGCTCTGGATTTGCATCGTGGCATTATCCAAAGCCCACTGGTACGCTTTGGCAGGTGGGAGCATCGTCCGCCCAGCGTCCACCAGAAAGCCCATAGAGCGCGTAAGGTTGCGCATGGTCTGCTTCGTCTGCTCGTATATCGCCCATGTGTCCTCGACGCTCACCAGCGTTTCCGGCTGCGTAACATGGGCGAGATCGATAAGGTCGGTGTAATACCGCTGATTCCGCTCTACTACATCGTCCAGCAGCTCTTTCAGCTTCTTTTCGCTAATTCCCGTAGTCTTTCGGATCGCCTTTTCGATGTCCTCCAGGTCAATGCCGTGCGAACGAAGCGCTCTGATTGCCTGAACAGTCACTTCGTTCAACTGGTCTTTCAACGCAAGCCTACTGCATATTTCATCGAGGAGCGTATCTTCCAGTCCCCGGAATAGTTCGGCAAGCTCCTCTGGGAGGGCGTCGAGCAAAGCAGGCGTAAATGGGTAATGGCTCATGTTCCGTTTGATTCTTTATCGTGAGCATCGTCAGTCGTTGTTCCGAATACTCTCCATTCTGGCGCAGCGGCGTCACCGACGTTTACCCAGAATGTCGTTCCCACAGGAACTTTTTCGTCTCCCATTACTCTACCTCCTGTTGCTGTTCAGTTACCATGTCCTGCGCCTTCGGCAGCGCCGCCTTTGCGGTCGCCTCGTCCTCGTTCATCCACTTCATGCGGAACTCCCAGTCATTCATAATGCCTGCACTGAGAAGCTGCATGTCGCGCAGGAAGTCCGTCTGCTTGTCCTCAATGATTGAATCGTCAAAGTCTACGGAAATCTGTACTTCCTCATTCAGGCCAGCTTCCATGTACCTGTTCCCCATGCGGAGCAGCGTCCTGCAAAGCTCTGTGATTGCCTGTTCAAGCAAAATCTCATGCTTCTTGATCGTTCGGAACATGGTGCTGTTCTCGCTGATAACCTGCGTCGCTGTAGCAATACTTCCCTGATCGAACTTGTAATGATTTTCACCGAAGCCGCACTTGCTGGACAAGATATTCAACATATCCTGCATGCCGGTGTTAAACTCCGCCGTCCGCAGCGACATATCGACCTGCTGCAAGATGTTGCCGTTGCCGCCTCTGTCCTCCGGAAGTACATAATAAACGGTCTCACGCTTATCAAACACTGGCCGGCCGTCAATGCTCTTGGTTGCCTCCGGCTGCACCACAATGCGCTTCTTGCCCAACACAAATTCGTTCACATAGCTATCATAGGTGATGTCAACGCTCTTGAGCTGGTCGATAGCATATGCAAACACAGCCACACCAAGCGGGTTATTTTCATCTGAGTTCGCGATATTCAGCCTGTCAATGACAAACTGGGGCTTGTCGCTCCCTGTGTGTACAACAGGCGGGATTGTTTCAAAGCCCTTTACACTGGTCAGAGGGACTTCTTCGGAATCATACAAATGGTTCTCGATGTCGTACTCGCCGCCGTTCAGCCTGTGAACTTGGATGTATGTGTACTCTGTATCGTCAACATTTTTTGTGGAGGCAAACGCACACTCCCTGATGATTCCATTGTCCCATGTCAGGGGATAAATGTTCGTCGCGCTGACATAGTTGATACGGATGCGCCCAGGATCAACAATTTCGGAAGTGTCCGGATTGACGGACATTCCCTCAATGACCGGAACATACGCGATCGTTCCAATCGCTGCTTTTCGCTCCTGCGATTCGTTCGCCTTGACCTTCCAATTGTTTTCCGAGAGAATCGTGTCTACGAACTCCTGCTCCTTCTTCCCCTCGAGCGTGATGTTTACCCGCTCGTTCATCAGCAGGTTTGCCCAGTCCTCGCAGACCTTTTTCGCCATGCTTACGGAATATCTGTGGCATTCCAATTCTTCAATGCCATTCCATACCGTGTAACTGTGGAAGTCCTCGACATTCCCTTTGTACCAGTCTCCCCACACGCCGATCAGCTTGTAGAAATCAATGCCAACTGTATCGAAGCCCAGCTCCTTTAATGCTCTGCGTATGTTCACTCTTTCACCGTCCTATCATATGCCCGGCGCGTTCCAGGTCTTTGTAATAAGGCTCTATACTGTACTCAAACGCATCGAGGCTATCAATATCGGATGTCCCATCGTCAAGACGCTCGTCTTCGAACTTATCCGGGTCATAAATTGCTGATTGGAACGCATCGATCAAATGCGGGCAGTTCCGCGAAACCTTGAGCCTGCCTTGCTTCATCAGAAGCACGACAAGCCTGATCCTGTCTGTGATCTGCATTTTCAGCGCGTTCTTGACCTGGGTACCCAGCCGGAGTTTTTGCGCCGTGTGATCTAGACCTCGTATAAGCACCGTTTCCGCGCTATCCGCTCGTGTCTGGCTGTAACCATACTTTGATGTTATCAGTTGACAGAACGTAGCAAAACGCCGGTTTAACGCATCTGGGTCAATTTCTTCGTTTTTGATGTATTCTTCTTCCAACGCCACAACCCGGAAATCTTTTGTAATCCCGGTAGCTTGAAATTTCGTTGCAGACTTCGTTCCACCGAAGTCAACGCCAATGGAAATAACAGAAAACTTTGTATCGTTTTCTTCCGCCCATTTTATAGGATCATCAATCAGATACTTTTCTGTGTCGTTGGCAAAGTCCTTGTAAACAATACCTTCCGCAGCTACCCAAATCCCACGGATGTAGCGATCATAATAAACGGTTCCTTCGTACTCGCGCTTCAGATTTTTTACAAACGCAGGCGGCAAAAACGGGTTATCGTCTATCGTGTATGTTTGGCTGAAAATGTCCGCGTCGCTGTCCAAGAATCTTTTCAGCCAGTGGTTCGGATACTGCGGATTGTATGTCCCATCGAAACAGGAATATTCTTTGTCAAGGCGGCTTTTCAGCAGCGCGAATACTTCTTCCGACCAATCGGCTACTTCGTCCCCATAGCAATATTTAATCGACGCACCGCGAATCTTGGAAACTTGGGAAACCTTCTCGGCCCCGAGGCAGTAACATTTCTCTCCGAATATCCATGCCGTATTGTCGCTTGAGATCGTGCCGACAAGCTCGTCCCCGTAAATGTTCCGCATCGGCTCCAGCACATTTCGCTCAATCGTGGATTTTGTTACGCCGAGAATGACGGCCAAGCCATCTTTTCCGATTCGCTCACGAATCCGAATCGGTATGATCCATCGAAAATCGAGGTAAGTCTTCCCGCTTCTGGTGGCGCCGCCCTTGAAGTTCCAGCGATGTATTCCGTATTTTACAAACTCAATTTGTTTCGGACTTAACAGCATCTTGGAACTCCTTCAGCATCGAGTCAAGCTTCTCCATTGTCGTCCTGTTGCGGTCGGAAGCAGCTGCGTAGCGTTTCATAAGACTATCACCGGCTTTCAGCCGGTCGGACAGCGATGCGTCCATGCCGAACTGGTTTTTGACCTCCCCGCGCATGACCGCAGTGTAAAATTTCAGAATTTCGTTGGAATCTGCGACAAGCGCAGCCTCTTGTTCGTCCGTTCTGCGCTTGATATATGCAGAAATTGCAGGTTTTCTAAGGTTTTCCGCGCCCATGCTGTGCGCTGCCTTTTCTTTATACCCTGCTTTTTTCGCCGCTTCTGTGGCATTGCCGGATTTTAAATATTCTTCGCAGAATCGTCTCTGCTTCGGCGTAAGCTTTTCATCCGCCATCGCTGTAAAGTCCGGCCAGCAGCTTCACCACATCCGCAATCTGGTATGTTTCCAGCAGAGTGACGTTCTTCGGCTTTCCATCAGGTCGATATTCGTAAACCATGTATTTCGTCACCATCCTGTCATTTTTCGCGGAATAGGTCTGCATTTGATTGATTTTTATTTTGGTTCCGTTGTACAAGAGCGCTGTTTGCAGCTTGTGTGCAAGGGCGCGCAAACTCGCCATAGCCGCTCCTTTCTGCCTCATTCTTTCGTTCTCGTGTCTCCGTGTGTGAATAAATATATTTATTCACACCGGAGAACACGAGAACAGGAGGAGGTTTCCGCAGAACGCTGCGGCGCCGATGAAAAAGGGCGTAGAGTTGATCTCTACGCCCTTATAGTAAATGTTAAATTTGGCTCTGGGACGCAGACTTTTTCATAAAAGCCCTCTTTTTTGCCCCACAAGGCGAATAAATTGCCTGTGCCATTCCTGCGCGGTGCGTTCGGATACATAAACCGCCATTGCAGCGCCTTGCAGGGTATGCGTCCGCTTCCAAAGAACCAAGTCTATGAGCCGCAGCCGCTCCGCGCCGTCAACGAGCTGTTCCGTCTCCGCGATTGCCTCCTCAACGGCAGCGCGCTCGGACTTCGTCATCAGCCCGCCGCCCTTATAATTGCGGATCATCCACTTTGCATATGGCCACCAGCCGTAGCGCGGCTTACTCACGGCGCGCTTCCTTTCTTTTCTTGCAGTGGCTTACATCATGATACCGGATACACCCGCATGTGGTAGAGAAATACGCACATTGTGAGTTCTTGCACCCATCAACTGCCTTTTCGTCCAGCACATCCTTTGCCCATTCCCCGCGCGCTTTGTCCAGTTCATCTTTGTACGCCGCGCACAGAAACGCAGCATTAGTTATAACATGCCACAGAGCCGGTAAGCCGCTCTCATAGTCGAGCGCCAGCGGATTATCCCAGATATGCAGAACGTGGCGCAGAAGGGCGTCCAGCCACTTCTCGCGCGGCACCTTGCGCCAGTCCTCCGCGTCGGCGTATTTTGCCTTTCCAAACTCCCGCACCTGCATGATCGCCTCGATCGCCTCTACCGGCACGAGCGACGGCCTCGGCTTCCCATCATCGTACTTTGCGCCCTTAATCTGTTCCATCAATAGTGTACCCTCCCTTCGCGTTTTGCCCGATCGTATTTCCGCTCTCTGGCGGACCTGCCGATTGTTTCCATCCCGCGCTCTATGCGCTCTACCTTGCTTTTGTTGTACTCGTCCGCAGCCTTGCGATACTCTATGTACGCCTCGCAGGTCGTATGCTTTGCCCCGCAGCCTTTTTCGGGACAGTCGCCGCACGGAGCGGAATATGGGCTGATTCTTAAATCTCCCTGCATTCGTCTACCCTCACACAGACCCGTTTGTCTCCGACGCGCACAACATATCCGGGCATGCTGCTGACGTATTCATATTTTTCCGCGTCGTACACTTCGCCCATGCGCGGACGCATGGCGGGATAGACCGGGATGATCGCCGTGATCTGGACCCGTACCTCATCCCATGCGCGATCGCGCCGCTTGCCCGTGCAGATGGGATGCAGTTTGCGCCATGCCCCTGCACATGCCCGGCTGCAGAGATACCGGCCATCCGCGCGCGGCTTGCAGGGCCGGGTGAATATTTTCCCACAAACCGGGCATGTCGCCGTGATATTTGCCATTGCAGCTTTACCCCCCTTGCTAATCTAAAAATCTCATAAAAAAACAGTTTCATCAGTAACTTGTAAGTTGTCTGTGATCTCCACCTCCATTTCGTCCGATAGTTTCACCCGGATTTCTGCCCGTTTTGCACAAAATGGCGCAAATGACGAGTTATAGCAGTCGCATACAATGTAGTCTCCATCAAAACGGAACGTGTTTTTGTGGCAGTCCTTGTACTCTGCATTCCTGTTGCAGGTTGAAAGCTTTGCCCATCGTCCCTTCCAATCCGGAGCTTTGATTTTGTAATCAGGATACGCTTCCTGGAATGCTGCATACTTTTCCGGGAATAAACCCCGTAGCTGATGCAAAAACATCGGAACGGTTTTGTCCTGATAATCCCGAATGACGCCGCCCATTATTGCGCGCGGGATAAAATCGCAAATTCTCTTAATGTTTTCAGGCGTGAGTTTATCGGCGCTTATGTACAGTCTGTTAGTGCCAAGATGCGGGTTATCGCAACGGATTTCCCCGCCAAATTCCTCCAACCATGTATAAGGAACGGTGAGGAAAGCGTCTTCTCCTATGCGTGTAATCAAATTGGTTGATGGATATCGTAATTTCCCGTAAGCGGGATTTGTTCGGGCTTCTTTCTGAACCCGTAAAAACTTCTTTGACTGTTTTGTTCCACCATCCACAATTGTGATCTCACCGTTTGGGCATCTGACGCCAAATAGTGTTGTTACGCAAAAACACTTTCCATTTTTATAGGCAGAGCATTCCTCGGCGCGGTTGCAGCGGATGTACTCTGCTCTTAACCTACAATCCCTGCTACCGTCTCCGTATAAATGCGCGCAAATGCAGTTATCATTCATAACTGTATCCCCCTTATGTACTTGTCAAAATACGTCACAGCTACCGCCATCGCCGCCCACATGTCCGCTGCGAACCCGTAAAAGAAACCGGGGTTTTTCTTTGTTCCCTTGCCGTAGTTCGGCTGACCGGGCGCGTAGCGGTCGACGAGGGCTTGCCTGATGTTCGCGTCCTTCGCCTGCGAGTAGCCGCACAAGTAAAGCTTTTCTTCTCTCCGGTATATTTTCTGCGGCGGGTGGCCCATGCTGTATACCCTCGCAAACTCCCAGAACCGGCCAATCCAGAAACAGGTGTCGAACACTTCCTGCCCAACCGGCATGCCCATTCCCGCCACCATCTCGATTGCCAGATGGTCATATGGACTGCAAAGCACGTTGTACATATCGTCATTCGGAATCTTCCCCACGTCCAGCACTTTCCGGATTTCCTGCCCGTCGTGCTCTACGAGGACATACCCGGATTCCATATTCCCCGGGTCAATCGCCAGTATCGTTCCCACCTTGCAGCCTCCTTCCTGTCTCGCACGGCTTCATCTCGTCGCAATCACCGTATTTCGCGCAATGTGCTGCAAACAGCCCCTTAAATTCCGGGCATTTATAGATCACAAGTCCGCACATCAGTTTGACGACGGTTCGCGTCTCTTTTGCCGCCAACTTGCAGAGCCGCTTCTCCGCAATCGTCATCAGCTCTTCCGCGTCCATGTACCAGATCATGTCCACGGGAGCGTCCTGCCGCGCTGCGTTCCGGTCGTATGCATCCTGCCGGTCATTCCGCTGTGACCGGATAAACGGCTGTGCGTGGACGTGGCGGGCTAAATGGGTGCTTACCCAGTACGGAACACCCTCGAGGTAAAACGCAAACTGCAGCGTCCGGATGGGGCTGTGCTGCGCCCGGAGGATGGCGTGTTTCCACTCCATGTCCGGTGCTGTCTTCATCTCTTTTCCAATGGTGACTAAAGCGCACTGCTTGGCCAGCGCCCAGTCCTCATCGGTGGGATATTTCAAAAGTGTAATGTTCATTCTTCCCTCCGTTTTCCGTAGCTGCAAAAATCTGTTTCCTCCCGCCAGAAGCCGTCTTTGGTTCTCAGGCACACCATAGCGCCATTTGGCTTGCTGTCGTAGTCTCCGTATTTGCAGTCCTTGCACCGCACCACCTCCGCAACGTCGGCGGCGGGCTGACGCAGCAGGAGCGTTTTCACACGCTGAGGCGTCCAGTACGGATTTTCCGCGTTGCAGGATTCAAAGTCTTCCAGTGCCTCGGTTCTGCTGATAAATTCTTCAGTCGCAACGTTTTCCATCGTCAAACTCCCTCCAAGTGTGATACAGTGCCCATGCCAGCGGGTCACGGATGAACGGCAGCTTTTTCGCTTCCGCATATTTTTTGTCTAGGATGCTCATGGCCTTCTTCCACGCGCGATCTCCAACGTGCAGTTCGGCGGGAAAGCAGACCTCCGCAACGTTGGCGGCGGGCAGTTCACGAATGGCCCGCAGTTGCCGTTCCGTGGTATTAAAAAGATCCGAGTCCTGCAGCGCTGTCAGCGCCGCTTCGCGGCTGATGTATTCTTCAGGCATTTTCTCTCTTCCTCCTCTTCTTCCGACACTCCGGGCAAAACCATCCACGTTTCCCAACGCTCCACCCACCGCTTCTCGCAATCCTCGCGGCAGTAGATTGTGAAACCGTGTGGTTTACCCAGTTATATGCGGCTCCGCACGTATCGCAAGAAAAATAAACGTTATACGCCATCCTTCTTGCCCTCCATTTCCTGCATCGCCCGCTCGGCTTCGGCGCGCGTCAAAAATATGCTCTTCCCGATTGCATTTTTATCGAAAGCCGGGCCGCCTGCCGTCTCGTAGATGACCTCGCGCACCGTGTGCTCATACACCCTCACCCCGTCAGTCTCGTACACCTTGCACGGCAATATAATGACGCGCCCGTCCTTGTCGGCCTCGGCAAGCTCGCGGAGGCGGTCAAACCCGCCGCACAACTCGGCAATGTCCTCGTAGGCTTTCAGCCGTCCGTACAGATCGCGGGCCATCTTGCGGAAAATATCCTTGCCAAAGCCGTTGCTCGTTGGGCCGTTGATCAGCACGTTGAGCGTGCTGTCCCGGGACTGCTTCCAGTCGATTTCTTTTCCGCCGATCACGGCGTGCAGAAATCGGTCGGTATCCGGGTCTACGTTGATATTAGGACTTGTCAATCGTTCCATATCTCTTCCTCCACATAGCACCAGCTTTGTGGTGCTTTAGTAATCGCCGCTGGAATTATGCAATTTTCATCATAGATACAGGCTGTGCTTTCGTACCCACTCTTGTTGCATGATTTGCATTTTTTCCAAGTGTGAAATTCTATCAGTTCCTTCGGCGTATCGTAGATTTTCAGGTTGGAGATATGCCAGCCGTAGCCGACGCCGCCGTCCAGATACTTCTCCAGCTCGTCTTTTGTCAGGCAGGCATCTGCAAGAAGCGTATCAAGGGGTGTGCAGTCCATGTTCCAATCGCAGATGCAATATTTCGGCGCTTCACAGCTTGCTCCTACTCTGACGATCCTTTCAAAAATGTGGTCGCATACAAACTCGCCGATGACGCCGCCCTGAACCGAACGGTAAATGTAGCACTTAAACGGTGGGTTCATCTTCGGGCGCGTCTTGCGCACCTCAATGGTCTTCCGCCCTGCCATGATCTTCTGGCACCACTCCGGGCGAATGCTGATCAAAACAGCTTTGCTCATGCTTACCTCCTTCCTCCCTCTCAAACCGGATTTTCATTTGTGCGGGGCAAAGGTCTACCTCCGGGCGGCGCTTGCCTGTCCAGCGAAGCCCGCCGGCCTGTCCGACGCACTTCCATCCAGCCGCCTTGAGGCTTGTCCCCGACTCTGTATCGAGGATATATGTAATCAGTTTGTGATAGCCCATCGCACGGGCGGCTCTCCACGCAGCTGCATATAGCATGCTGCACGCATTCCGCGTGCCGTCCGTGCAGCAGCGGTTTACCTCAAGCGTCCATCCATCATCCAGATACCGTGCAACGGGTCTCCCGATGATCGCCACGCCTACGATTTGCTCTCCGTCTGTGCAGCCAATGGAAAATTTATGCCCCACCACCGGCTTGTGGTGCCTGTGGTGCTCCGCGACAAAGGCGTTTGCCTCTGCCAGCGATACCGGGCAAATATCAAGCATCTGCCTTGTCTCCTTCCTCCGGCGCTTCCGGCAGCGGCATCCAGTGGGTAACTGCGCAGTCTACCGGATTGTTGTACACATCGTCCGGATTAAACTGTCTGTTCTCCCACCAACCCTCCGGGATGTAGTAATCATCCGCCTCCTCGTCGTACAGGCCATAGCAGTAGATGTCGCTCCAGTTCCACGCACTTTCCTGCGTCAGTAACTTCCCGTCCTCGTAGATAGCCGGTGTCACGAAAATGTATCCGTTTCGATTGCAAACTGCCAAAACATCTGTCTCTGGTTCCGGCATCCGCTCCGTCACCGGAATCCACCTCTGTTTCTCCCGCAGCGCCGCGTTCTCGGCGGTCAGGCGCTCGATGAGGTCGAGCGCGTATTTGCACAACGTCTCAACGCAAGCGATCTTGCCGTATAACTGGCAGTCTTTGCACTCGCCCTCTGCGCAGCACCGCAGCGCCTGCGCGATTTCCTGCCCTGTCATGGTTTTTCCTCCCTCCCCGGCGTCAGCTTGGCCAGCATGATCTGGCCGAGATCCGCCACGTACACCAGCCGCCCGCGGCTGTACACCATCAGCTTTTCGCCCTGGATCTCCATTCGGTCTGCCTCTATGTTGGTGATATCCTGGCAGGCGTCACACACAAACCTCATACCAGCGCCCCCGGCCGGGTGTCCGGCGTGCTTCTCTCGATCAGCATTTCCCGTGCAACGTCGCGTTCCAGCTCTGCTTTCGCCAGCGCTTTTTCGAGGCGGTGGATCTCGATGGACGCAGCCTGATTGCTTTCGGCCAAAAGAGTGTTGCGCTCCAGGCATTTCGTGGCATTATGCGCCACGGCCCTTCGTTCTTTTTCCTTCTCGCAGGTCTGGCAGACATAGCGCGTTGCCAGTGATCTCGCCAGTTTTCCCAGCATTTTCATGTCTCATCCTCCTTGTTTTCCGCAAGCATCCGGTCTATTGCCGCCTGCTGGATCGTGTCCAACTCATCCCCGTGGCGCTGTACGCCATGTTGCATCCGAGCGGCACCCTTCGATACAGGCCCCATCGCCCTGTCCACGGCCGCGCCGCCCTTGTCCTGCTCCTTCGCCAGCCAGCGGACAATAAACGCATTGATCCCGCGCTTTGTTTTCCGCTTGGCCGGATTTGCGTCTAACCAGCCCCTCATGTTCCGCAGCTGCTGTATCACGTCGACAGCAGGGTACAAGCCCGCCCATTCCTGGCATTGCTCCACGGAAACGGGATATCCCGTTCCATCATTCAGCGGCAGAGAGATTGCTGGCGGCGTGGATGCCGCTTGCGGCTCCGCGCTATCTTCCGCATCTCGAATAGCGAATTCGATTCTCGATTCTCGATTCTCGAATACGGGGACATTTGCAAGCATTTGCTTGCAAATGATTTCATCCGCTTGTTTCCCATCATCAGGCGACGGGAATTTGCTTACCTTCGCACGCTGCGTCTGATACTTGCCCCATGTTGGTAGGTAAAGGAAGCGCTTGCCCTCAAACACATACAGAGCAATCAATCCAGCACTCGCCAGCCCATGAAGAGCGTTTTCTACAGTTTTGAGCGTGAGGTTTTCTTTCAGCGGGAAGAGGCGGTTTTTCACTACCGCCGCTCTCCCGTCAAAGCGTCCGAAATCATCACAGTTTACAATGAGCCGATAAAACAGAACTTCTTCAAACCACGAGAGTTTGTCGACGCTATCGCTTGTGCAGATGCTTTCCCGAATAATTCTGTTCGGCATGTTTCAGCCCTCAGAACGGCAGCTCGTCGTCGCTTTCGTCAAGCTGTTTGAACTCCTCTGCGCTGGCCGGTGCGGGCGTTACAAAGGAGTCTGCCTTGCTGGGCTTGAGGTACCGGATACAGTCGCGCGTTACACCGTCATTGCCCTCAAACGGCTCCATGTGCAAAATGCAGTTGCGGCCTACCAGATCGTCAAGTTCAAAATCGGTGCCCGGCTCAATGCCAAGCGCATTTGCATATTTGCCGATCTTGTCGGCGTCGTACTCCCCGGTGTCGCGGTCGGGCCAGAAGTTCTTGAAGATGTGCTTCTTCTGGTATTCCTGTTCAACGTCCTCACGGACGACGAAATCAAACTTGATGCACTCATTTCCGTTCTTCGTTACGCTGTAGCCGCACGATTTCAAATAGCACTCATAGTCGCCAGCCTTCATCAGGCCGCCGTCGTTTTTAACAGCTTTGAATCCCATCTATCTTGTCCATCCTTTCAGTGTTCATTTCCCAATGTGTAAAATAATCGTTGATATAACCGTTTGCCAAAAGCCAGTTGATAAAGCATGAAATCGTATCTTCGATAGGCTCGAAATCGCCGCGCCGGTACGTCTCCGCGTAAGTGTTCGCGCCGTCGAAGATCAGGTATGTAAATTTTGACGCGCCGGGCAGCAGATGCAGATACATCGGATGCTGCGGGCTGTGCAGGTACTTGCCGTATTCGTACCGCTGCACGCGCTTGATGTCGTAGATGATTCCGGCCTTTACGTAGTCGCAGACGCCGTATAACTGGAAATCCAGTCCCGATACATGCAGCCGCCCGGCGACCGGCACTTGTGGCTGACCGCCCGAGCAGATGCGGGAAAATTTTGCTACAGCCCGGTCGTATTTCTCGCTGACAGGCTCAATTGGTACACCCGCAACCGTGCTGTTGATTGCCGCCTCGAAGTCAATGCCAGCCTGCATCGCCTGCGTTGTTTCCTTCTCTTCACGCCGAAGCGTAGAGAGGAATGAGGACAGCGCCGCGTCTGCATACGCATCATCCGCATCAAGAAAGTGCTTCCAGCTGCTTAGCAGGCTTTGTGTCAGCCAATACATAGGCTTTTATCTCCTTATCGTATTTCAGACCGAGTTTCTTGCACTTGCGCTTGAACTCTGCGCCAAGCTCGGCGGCGCTAGTCAGAGCGTGATGGATCTTTGCCAGCCCTTCCCGCGCCTTTAACGCTGTGTCGGGATCTCCGACAAGCGCAATGAACGCGCGGCCTTCCTGCATCGCCACGTCATATGCGGTTTTCTCGCCGCTATAGATCTCGGCCTGTGCGTTGATGTCCTCTTGCGCTTTGCGGAACAAATCCGTCAAAAACGTGGACTTCTGGCCGGGCTTGAGCTCCGGCAGCTGCATCACGCCGCGCACACCGAAGCAGCCTTTTGCAAAGTATTCGTCTGTCGGTGTAAAGCCGATCATGCGCTTGTTGCCCATCATGAACATATAGCCGCCAAAGTCCGCAGGCGTCCAAACGATATCCTTTGCGCCGCCCTCGCAGGACAGGCGTGTCTGGATGGTATCGCCCTTCTGCTGCTCCGTTGTATGGAACACCACGATCAGGTGCTTCCTGTCCTTTGCGCGGATCTGATAACACAGCCGGTCGAACTCGGATTTGATCACGCCATACATTGCACGACCATCCTTTGCGGCCTTGCTGTCCTGCTTCTTCGCCCAGTCCTTCATGAGCTGCACAAGCATACCGCCAGTGTCGATCACGACGGATTCCGATTCCTTGTACTCGTCGGAATCCATATCGCCAAGCATTTCTTCGTAGGATTCCACAACAGAGGTCACGCCGCGCTGCTCTGGCCTGACGCGGGCAATGCCGTTGTCCGTGTCGAACAGAAACGGTTTCGGGGCCGAAAGTGCCAGCGTCGTCTTTCCTAATCCGGGCTGTCCGGAAATGATGCACATGAATTTCTTGTTGCTGAAATCTAGTTCAGCGGGTTTCTTGATTGCCATTTTATCCTTCCTCCTGTTTCGTCTTTCCCACCAGCCACAGCGGC